GGTGGTGGACATAAGCAAGCAAGCGGATCTCCATTCGATAATGAATCCTTATCTAATCTTATCGCATGGCAGTTGTTTGATGCAGAGGATCATACATATTAAAGGAGAATAAAAATGTTAAAAGTAATAGAGTTATTTGCCGGTATCGGAAGTCAAACCGCTGCATTAAAAAGATTAGGAATTGAACATGAAGTTGTATGTGTTGTTGAATGGGATAAATATGCGTATGCAAGTTATAAAGCAATACATGGAGAGATTTTGAATTTAGGAGACATTACAAAAGTAATTAATTTACCTAAATGTGACTTAATGACTTACTCGTTTCCTTGCCAAGACATTTCAGTTGCTGGAAATCAAAAAGGATTTGAAAAAGGAAGTGGAACTCGATCGGGATTACTGTGGGAAGTTGAAAGATTATTACTTGAATACAAAGAGTGTGAACAATTGCCTACATATCTGCTTCTTGAAAACGTTAAAAACCTTATTGGTAAGCAAAACAAGCCTGACTTTATGGCATGGATAACCGCTTTAAACGAAATAGGGTATAACACCTATTGGAAAGTTTTGAATGCTAAAGATTATGGAGTACCTCAAAACAGAGAACGTGTATTTGCAGTATCAGTGTTAAAAGATAAAGACAAGTGGAAAAATACAATTAAAGGTTTTGAATGGCCAGAACCATTTGACAACGGATTGAGATTAAAAGATTTTCTTGAAGATGAAATTGACGAAAAGTATTATATTAGTGACGAGAAAGTATCTAAAATAGTAAACAGCACATTTAACCAAGAAAAAGTAATGATTCAAAAAAGTGATATTTACAGTAGTTTACTTGCGAGAGATTACAAAGACCCGAAATGTGTTTGCGTTCCATGCATCACGCCAGATCGAACAGAAAAAAGGCAAAACGGCAGACGATTTAAAACAGATGGTGAACCGATGTTTACATTAACAAGTCAAGATAGGCATGGAGTTCTAGTCAAAGAAGCAACTAAACAAGGTTTTGCAGTAGCATATGAAGGCGATAGCATCAACTTAGAACAACCAAATAGTAAAACAAGGCGAGGTAGAGTAGGAAATCAAGTAGCACAAACACTGACGACTAGCCCGCAACAAGCGGTAATTGATTCTAAGCCAGTACGACTAGGAAATATATACGGAGATCAATTTGGTACAGGGTACGCAGGCAATGAATGGGATAAAGAATCAATTTGTCCTACTTTAATGACAATGCAAGGTGGAGGACGGCAACCACACATAACCACAAATTTTAGAATCAGAAAACTAACACCTAAAGAATGCTGGCGCTTGATGGGATTCATGGACGAAGATTTTGAAAAAGCTGAAAAAGTATGCAGTAATTCACAACTATACAAACAAGCCGGAAATTCAATTGTAGTAGATGTGTTAGAACAAATATTCGCAAAGATATTTTTATAGGCGTAGCCTCAATAGAAAGGTAAATTATGAGTAATATGGAAAAATTTATAAACGACAAAATAATACATAGCAAAGGATTAAATGAAATCAACACAGATAATATATCAGACGGGTATCACACATTTGGAGAGCTATATAACCATCGAGCGGTATTGTTCAATGTAATCCTTAAAGTATTTAAAGAAAGAGCATGGAAGGCATTAAAGCATGAAGACGGAACGATGTATTACGGAATGTTTATTGTTGGAATAGAGACACCACAAGGGCAGTACACATATCATTATAATTCTGAACACTGGGATATGTTTGATGTGAAGATAATAGAAACTGCTCCAAAATATGATGGACATAAACCAGAAGATATTGTCCGGCTATATTCTTTATTTGAAAATGAATAATAATATTTTAAGAAAGGAAAAATCAATTGAATAAACATGGCAGAAAACCAACGCGAAGCGAAAAGAAAAAACTATCTAAATTAAAGCTTAATCCTACGGAATTTCATGTTATTAAGCACGTCCTTAATACAATTACCGTAAGAAACCTAAAAACGTCTCAAATCGAAGAATACGAGGTCAAATAAATGAACGATGAGTATAAGATCGAAGTAGAAGTTCAGATTGAATTTAAAAGTGGAAGCAGCTGGATATTTAATGCTTATTTTACAGCTATAAAAGATTTTAAAAATATAAAAATAGGAATTGAAAAATCAATGAGCATGGATAAAAAATTTGGTGTGATTTCTTTCTACGACACAAGTTTAGGAGTTGTATTTATAGACTTAGCAGATATTTCCATGATTTGTCTTAAGGAGGTATAATTTTGTTAGATCTTGGATTTCATAACATGGATTGCATGGAAGGAATGAAACAGTTCCCAGATAAGTATTTCGATCTTGCTATAGTCGATCCACCATATTTTAGCGGACCTGAAAAAAGAGAATACTATGGGAAAAAGAAAAGTTCAATAGGAGTACAAAGGTTATACAAAAAATCTAAATGTTGGATGGTACCATCAATTGAATATTTCGAAGAACTAAAAAGAGTGTCTAAAAATCAAATTATATGGGGAATAAATTATTATCCTATTTTCAACTTAGGTAGTGGGCGTATAATTTGGGATAAAGTCAATGGTACCAGTACATTTTCAGATGCAGAAATAGCATATTGCAGTATGCATAATAGTACTAGATTGTTTTCTTATATGTGGAATGGAATGTTTCAAGGAAAATCTATTTCAGAAGGAAAAGTAATGCAAGGAGATAAATCGAAAAATGAAATCAGGATCCATCCCACACAAAAACCAATTGCATTATACACATGGCTATTAAATAATTATGCTAAGCAAGGCGACAAGATACTAGACACGCATGTAGGATCAGCAAGCAGCCTTATAGCATGTGAAAAGCTAAGATTTCAGTATGTAGGATTTGAACTTGATAAAGACTATTATGATACGGCTGTTAAACGATTAAAAGACACAATGGCACAAAAAGACTTATTTGATATGATCTAGGGAAGGTAAAAAATGGTTAAACAAGAGTTTTTTTACATCATGTATGACAAAGATGACTGGCCAATAGATACATTTGATAGTATAAAGGAAATAGCAAAAAAGACCGGAATGCCAAAAGGAACAGTGGAGTCTACAATTAGTAGGACAAAGCATAATCAGGCCAAAAAAGTACGAATATACAAATACAAAATGTAAAGGAGAAAAACAAATGGAAGATTTATGCATAGTATGTGGTAAGACGGTAGTAGAAGGGACACAAGTATGTCCTAATCATGCTACACCGGAAGATATTGGAAATCAAATACATGATGTTTTTGCAAAAAGGAATAAGTACGGAGAAACAACAACAAAAGTAGCTATTCACAAGTCAATATGTGCGGAACTTACGGATATCTATATTAAAAAGAATCATGATTATGGAGATTCATTTGCTAAAATGAGAAAAGAATTGCCAAACTCTATTCTTGTTAGGATATACGACAAGTATTCCAGGCTAAAGACGCTTATGAGCGGAGCTGAACAAAAAGTAAAGAATGAATCTATAGAGGACACACTTCTTGATCTTGCCAATTACTGCATACTGGAACTATTAGAACGGAAACTTGAATTCAAAGAGGGAGATAAGTAATGCCGAAATTCAATAGATCAGACTTAAGACGAATCAAAAACATGTCTACAAATGAACTGTATGAATTCCTCAATACATTTACTGAAGAACAAGAAAAAAAAGCAAAAAAAGAAGTTATTGATATAGCCGTCCAATATACGACAGAAGCTTTTTATAGCATTACTGCATTAGCTCTTAAGGACTTGCACGGCTTTGGGCATAAACGAGTAGCGGAAGTATTAACTCGAATGGAAGAGAAGTTTGTCAATTTAACGACCGGATATGCATCACTCGAAGATTATAAAACAGCAGTAAAGGAAGAATTAAACATTAATATCAAGGGGTGATACTTTGAGGAAAGTCCGATATAACAAAAAGATTTACACTGAAGAGACTAGCGAAGAATATTTAAAAAGATGTAACGAGATAACAGATCGACAGACAGAAGTAAATTATACTCCATTTGAAGAACTTTCATGCGAAGACGGTATTAAGAGTAGCATAATAGCAGAAAAGGCAGCAAAATCGATTATAAAGCGTTACAAGAACAAACAAACAGGATTTAGTTGCACAAAAGAAGCAATAAAAGTCAAGATATCCCCAATAACACTTCGAAAATATATAATAAAACACCTACCAAGCACTCATGAACTTGTATCTCTTCCAGGAAGATCCGTGATATTAAAAAAAGACTAGTTGATCTAGTCTTTCTTTTTGTCCATATATATTCTCTTATACATAAGAAGTGCCCATATGTGAAAGTCTTTTAATTTCATATGTTTACGCATGTGATCATAAATTTCCTGATACTTATACTTAGAATTTTTCCCAAGATAAGATGGAGATAAATAAAGTTCATCTTCTCGATTCAATTTAGGCATAGAAAACTCCCTTCCGGACCCGTAGGGGCCAAATAGAAAAACACCGTCTCCAATTAATAAACACATTCTTATAATATACAATATAATAACTATTACTAATCAAACTATACAGTTATTTGTGGACCGGCATTACTCAAAACAAGAAAAAAAAGTAAAAATCCAAACATTTTATCAACACCAATTTAGTTGATCTGAGAAAACACAGACAGTTCTAAGAAAAAAAGTGCCTATATCAATAATATGTACCCTTTAAACACTTTTTGTCAATAAAATTTGAAATATTTTTGCTCATGGCGTACAATTAAAGAAGAGAAAAGAGGTGAGAAATATGGCACGGCAAAAAACTGCAACATGGGTTCCTTCGGCTCCTCAGAAGCTTCTTGCAGAAAAACTGACGGATATAGAAGAAACAAGAACAATCAAAGAAATATTAGAAGAATTAAAGATCGCATCAAGCACGTATTACAACTGGAAACAGGATCCTAACTTCGCTAACTACCTTGCTTCGCTATCTAATAAAGCGTTCAAGAGCGCTGAGATAGACGTGAACAGAAGCTTCTTGCAGCAGGCAAAGAGTGGAAGCTTTCAGCATCAAAAGCTTTATTATGAAATGGTTGATAGATATCAAGTCAAGGTCCAATTAAATGTGTTAAATGACGATATCAAGAAAATGAGTAATGAAGAGTTGGCTGCTATCGTAAATGCTCCGGATGATGATGAAGAAGAGTAGGATCGTAAAATATTATATAATGAAAACTATGTAAGTGACAAAAATTACGGGGTTTTATAACTTGAAACGGTAAAAAGTTTCCATTAACGGCAATAAATCACACAAGGCAAGGTATAAACAATAGTAAAATATTATAATTTATATTCAAAACATGACCGGACCGGTAAAAAACATTGATGAATCCATGAGTTTTAGAAAAAAGTGATTTTTACAAACCATTGATTTTACTGGGTTTAGTGAGGGTTCTCCACCGTCTGGATACAAAAAGGAGTGTGAAAAAAATGAAGTTTAGAAAAAAACCAGTGATTATTGAAGCAAAATTATTGGAGTTTAGAACAGATATTCAAGAAGAAATATGCAAGTGGTGCAATGGAGTAAAAGCAAGTGATGGAGGAATAATAATAAAAACATTAGAAGGTAATATGAGAGCCAATAGTGGTGACTGGATAATTAAAGGTGTGAATGGTGAATTTTATCCATGCAAACAAGATATATTTGAAAAAACTTATGAACAAGTAGATTAAGATTAATAACCATAAAAGGAGAGAATCATGAGAATAATATTATTGATTTGGTTAGTATTAATATTTATATGGCTTTTTCGCTACTTCTTGTCACTAAATAAGCGTGATCGATTCTATCTGTTATTTGTTGTTGCAGGACTTATATTGTCGGCATTAACGGTATACATATAACTCTAGAACAAAATAAAAATAGCTTTAATCGCGTTTTAACGCTTCGAAAAAAGGAGTAATTATGGAATATGCATTAAAACCGGTAAAAAAGAGATCCATCAAGGAATTAGCTAGAAGAGAATTAGAACGCAGGAAAATAAGAGAAGATGATTTCTATTTCATTGAGAATTATGTATGGATCGAAAACAAAGAAGATACTGCTACTACAAACAAAGTATTGTTTAAATTATGGGAAGAACAGAAGCAAGCATGGAATGATATTAGTACGCATCAAAAAGTAATTGTTCCTAAAGCTCGGCAGATCGGAATAACATGGTTAGCCGTAACACGATCAATCAAATGGTCAATGGAGATAGGTGGATTCAGGACGATCATTTTATCTCAAACAGATGAATATGCCAAAGATGCAGTATTAAGGGCTGATTTCATTTTATCACATATGCCACCGTGGTTATTTCAACGAAAGACTGCAGATAATTTATTTGTCAAAGATATTTATTTGTTTGAATATACTACAAAAAAGCTGACTATATGGCATCCAATACCAACAGAAGGATCCAGGGCTACATCGACAATCGAAGCAAGAGCGTCAACAAAAGCTGCTGCACGTTCACTTACATGTGACTTCTTGATATTTGATGAATGGGCATATCATGAATTCGCTCCGGCCGTGTTTGATGCAGCTTATCCTACGATTAACCGTGTAGGCGCAGGTCATTTCTTGGGAATTAGTACGAACCAACGTGGTAGTTTCTTTGAACAAGTAGTACTGGAACGAATAAAAAGAGGTTTCTTCCTAGTATTTATCTCTGTATGGGCTGATCCTAAGCGTAATAAAGAATGGTATGAAGCAACAAAAGCAACTATGCCTGATTCGTGGATGCAAGAGTATCCGGAAACACTTGAACAAGCTTTATCTGCCGGAAAGCGTACTGCATTGCCTGAGTTCAATAGAGGTATTCATGTTTGCAAAACATTTGAACCACCTAAACATTGGCCAAGATGGATGGGATTGGATAATGGGCATAATGATCCGTTCGCATGGTATAAGTTCACCGTCAATGAAGACGGAGTTGTGTTTATATACTACGAGTACACCAGGGTAAAAGGAGAAGCTGATACCATAGTTAGTTATTCAGATCAGGCTGCTAAAGTTAATCGAGATTGTACTTATGATGAATACGATGACTTTTATGGAGAAGATAGAAAGGCGAAAGAGCCAATCATGTATATATCTGCCGGACTTGATGCATGGTCAACACACCATCGTGATCAAACTGGAAAGACTTTGATTGATTACTATCAAGATGGTGGAATCACTTATCCTTTCATTAAAGCCATTACAGACAGGAAATTAAGACTAGCTGCATGGCATGAGTACTTGAAAGTATATGAGATCGTTATACCGGACAGTAATGGTAAACCAAAAACAATCAAGACGGCAAAGTTACAAATCATGGATTGCTGTACAGAACTTATTCGCACGCTTCCTTTATTGGTAAAAGATAAAAATGATAATGAAAAAGTAGAAGATGATTCAACGATCGACAACTGCTACGATGGTGCCGGATATGGATTATTAAGTTATCATTTAAAGAATTCCTTGCCAAAGAAGAAGGATAAGAGTAAATTTAAACAACATAAGGAACAACTAATAAAACATGCAAATCGAAAGAAAGGACAGTTGTTATGAATGAAGTTAAAAGAAAGACTAAAATTTATGTTAAGAATCTTCCGCAGAAAACATTATGTCACTATGCACACAAATGTAAATCAAGATCGGTAGTACTATTCTCTGAAAAAGAGAGAGGTCGTCAGCCAAATGATCTTGGCTTATGCGACAAGCATGCACGAGAGATGCTTGAAGCGTTGGAGATATTATATGGAAAGCGTGTTGTTTCTGTAACAGAACAAGCCTTGATTGATGCAACAGAGGTCATGAGGTTAGCAAGTGAAAGAATTGAACGTGCTGATCATGTTATTCAAATGATTGTAAACGCTAAAGACAGGAAGTTAACATGGGATATAGTTAGTGATCTTTTGTCAGAAGACGATATCGACTATTCCGGAGTTGCAAATATCAGAAAAGGACTTGATCTCTATCTTGATTATCATAAACCGGCAGAACGTCTTATGAAGGAAAAAGCAATGGTTGAGCTGCAACAAGAGGAAAACGAACTGGATCTTAATGGTATCGATGAAGAGGAATTAACACTTGAATCATTGACACAAGATGCTCCAACATCCCTTGATGCATTATTAAAAGCGGCAGCAGACAATGGAGAATTGGATGATTACATTGATGATGAAGAGGATGGTGAAGACGATGGAACCGATTAGTTACTTGATTTTATCTTTTATGGCAATTATACTTATATTAGTAGTCGTGATCATTGTTTTGACCGTGTTAATCGTGTCTACGATGCGTTCAAATGAAAAGGCAAGGCAAATATCACGTGATGAAAACAAAGACCTCTTAAATAGGGTGATAGCAAAACATACGTCTGATTATAAAGAATTAACACATGTTGCTGATACGAAACCAGTATCGCACAAGAAGACGCTTGAAGAACAGCTCATTGAAGAGGGTGCACTGATGCCAGGCTATAGTAATCCTTATCCGAGAGAATTGTAGGTGATTAAATGAATCCAGCAGAATATGGACAGAAGTCAAATCCATTGTTTGGACAATTTGCAAATGATCTATACAGAATGACAGCCGTTCCTCAGGCTTTTGAAGCAGATATCCGGATGCGAGAAGCATACGCAAAGAAAGCCGGAGAAATTATGAGGGCAAGACCTGGTAAAAGAGTACCGGTATCTCCACAAGAACTAGTACAATGGGTTAAGAATGAAACTGAAAGACGCAGGACCGAAAGATTGTTTTTTGAACTTCAATGGATGCTTAATCTTGCATTTGTAGAAGGACAACAATATATGTATATCAACAATTACATAAATTCACTTTTTACAATGCCTAGCAAGTATGAATGGCAACAACGTGACGTGTATAACCAAATGGCTCCTATTTATGAAACAACAATGGCTAAATATGGAAGAATCAATCCCACATTCCTTGCAAAGTCTCAATCGGATGATTCAAAAGATATAAACGCTGCAGATGTTTCTAAGGAAGTCATAAATTATTGGTTAGAGTCAGAAGAGTATGAGTCAAGGCAAATGGAAGCTAATGCATGGTCAGCATTAACTGGAACAGTAATCTTTAAAACAATATGGAATAAAGACAAAGGCAAGAAGATTGCTCAGATCACTAAAGTTGATAAGTATGGGAATGAATATCAGGAGATAATTAGAGAAGGTGATATTGAAAATGTTATTTGTCCACCTTTTGAAATATTTCCAGACAGTTCATACAACTATAGGATCGATGATTGTCGAGACATTATCCATGCTATGCCGGTTTCAGTTGATTATATATTCGATAATTTCGGAATAGATGTTTCCGGAAGAACGTTGAATGTATTTACATTTGACAAAGATTACCAATCAGCACATGCGACTAATCCATATGCAACAACTGCTTCTTTCCAAACAGATAAAAAAAGAAAAGATGATGTTGTAATGTTGTATGAATATTACGCGAATCCTAGTAGATTTTATCCAGAAGGTAGACTTATAATTATCTGTGATAATCACATCGATCCATTGTATGATGGTCCATTACCATTCATCAATGAAAAGTATAATGAAAGACGGATACCGTTTGATATACAAAAGGACATTCCCAAAGCTGGTTATTTTTGGGGATCATGTAGATTAGATAGGGCAATACCGGTTCAACGTAGATACAATGCAATAAAGAACCGGATTGCTGAATTCATGAATAGAACTGCTATTGGGGTATGGGCTATTCCGTCAACATCGGATCAAATTGCTGATCTTGAAGAATATGGAATAGATGCCGGAACAATTATCAAATACACGGAAGGTCAAGGAATGCCAAAGCAGATAAATACTCCAGCACTTCCGGCCACATTTGAAAATGAATCGGCAAACACGATAACAGATATATCAAGGATAACTGGTGTATCTGAATTATCAAAAGATAGTCGATCGAGTGAAGCAACTTCCGGAAGAGCATTGTTAGTACTTCAAGAACAAGACGAAACACGAATGAGTCTAACAGCAAAGAGCGTTGCTCAATGTCAATTACGAGTTGCAAAGAAAGTGCTTTATGCATTCAAGCAATTTGCATCATATGAACGGATGATATCAATTGATGGCGTTGGAAATGCACAACGTGTAATCCGGTGGAAAGGCACTGATCTATCTCCGGAAAGTATTTATATAAAGAACGTTAGTGCATTGTCTGAAACATTAGCTCAAAAACGTGGATTCATAATGGATCTTGTTCAATTAGGTGCTTTTAAAAAAGAAGATGGAACAGTTGACACTGATCGGTTATTAACTATAACGGAAGCCGGTGAAACAGACATTGATCAAACTCCGGAAGATCGTCAGAAGAAACGAGCAAAAGAAGAGAATGCATTTATTTCAATGAAAGCATTTGACAAGGTAACTATAGATGAATGGGAAATACATGAAATCGCATATAAATACCATTTAGAGTTTATGTTATCGGCTGAATACAGAAGTTTGCCTCAGGATGTTAAAGAGGCTTTTAAAATTCATTTATATGCTCATAGAGAAATATTAGAGCAAAGAGCAGCAATGCAAATTCAACAACCACAAGGAAGGAGTAACGAAGATGGATCCAAGTAATCAAAATATTCAACAACCAAGTGTATTGCAACAACAGGTAGCACAACCGGTGCAACAACAAAGCCAAGGGCAAGACCCTCAATTACTTAATGTATTGTCTCAATTACAACAACAAGTAAGTGGGATGAATCAAAAACTTAATACTCCGGTACCACCGACTGCAGAACAGGTTCAAGCACAACGAGAACGATTGCTTGAAGAATTTAATTCCAACCCTGACGCAGTTTTAAGTAGGATACAATCAGAAGCAGAACAAAGAGCTGCAAGTAAGGCTCAGGAAGCTTTGATGCCAGCAATTGATCAAATGAAATCGCAAATGCAAGCAATTCAATGGTCAGATGCTACAAGAAAATTCATTGGTTCAAATCCGAATTCTGCAAGTTACGTAGACGCAATGAGCAATATCATCAATACTAATCCTATGATCAGACAAATTGCTCAATCAAGTCCAGATCAAGCATTGAAAATGGCTTATAGTCAAGCACTAGCAGAAACAATCGCTCCTAATGGTGATGTTGTTTCCGGAATTATGTCCAATGAATCATTGAAGAATCAGATCTTGACGAATCCTGATATTCAAAAACAAATTATTGAACAATATGTTGCGAGTTTAAATGGTGGGGCTCCTAATGGTGGGGCAGCATTACCACCGATTGCAGGAAATGGTGGAACACCTGGTATTGCTCCTACTCAGGTAAATAAACCAAAAACGATGCAAGAAGCTCAAAGAGCAGCAGAAGCACGAATAGCAACACGACAACAATCACAAATGCAATAATAAGAAAGAGGTGTACATATGGCTATATCAATCGCATTAGCAAATGAAGTACTACAAAAAGATTACCTTCCAGGTTTTCAAGCGCAAATCAATGACAAGATGTCATATTTCTACAAATTAATCGAAAAGAAACAACGAACTACATCAGGTGAGCAATTTGTTTGGTTAGCTCGTTATGGCCGTTCAGGTGGTAAGGGATCTGCTGCAGAAGATGCAACTTTACCGGATGCAATCGCAAGAAATAGAAAACAAGTTCTTGCAACTCCTAAAAACTTTTTCGGTAGAATGCAGATTTCAGATCGTTTGATTAAGGCTTCTCAGGGAACAGCAAGTTTTCTTGATGAATTAACTCAACAAATGGAAGAATTGATGCTCGACTGTAAGGATGACTTATCAAGACAATTGTTCGGTGATGGAACTGGTCTTATTACTTCGATCACTGCAAGTACCGGTCCATTAACAACAATTACTGTTGCAGATTCAACTTTCCTTAACTCCGGTATTGTTATCAACATTAAGTCTTCAGTGTTTGTTGATAAATATGCATCAGTTCAAATCGTGGATGTTAATAAAGTCACCAACGTTGTAACTTTAGCATCAGCCGTAACCGTAGTATCTGGAGACTTGATTTATCAAGCTGGATGTTACAACAATGAGATCACTGGTCTTTCAAAGATCATGACTCCTGGTAACACTTTGTATAACATTAATCGTTCTACAAATTCATGGTTCAACCCTCAGGCATTTACGCTTGGTGGAACTAATGATCTTGACGATGATTACATGCTTTATCCGTTCCAACAAATTGATAAAGAAACTGGTGAAAAACCAGATATCATTCTTGCCGGATACTCAGCATATCGTAACTTAGTTGATTTCTTGTCAGCTTTCCAACGTTATACAGAAACAGAAACACGTTATGACGCTGGTCATAAAACACTTCATTACAACGCAACTCCGGTAGAACAAGACAAGTATCAAGGGGATCAAGTTATGGACTTCCTTTGTACTCAATACTTCCAATTGATGCATATCGGTGAAAACTTTGCATGGATGGATATGGATGGAGCGATCCTTAATCGAGTGCCTAATAAGCCAGCTTATGAAGCTACATTAGCAATGTACGCAGAATTAGCAGTTAAGTATCCAAAAGCTCAGTTCAGATATTCCGGAATCCAAAAAACTTCCTTTACTCCTGTTTAGACTTAGTCTAGCAGCGTTGAATTTGTTAGGGTGGTGGTCATGTGCCACTGCCCTATTTTTATAAGAAAGGGTAACTATGAATAAAGACGCAATTTATGAAGCACTAAGAAAACAACGTTTGATCGTAATACAATCAGATGTGTATGACATAGCAAAAAGAATCAGCGAGTATGACGAAGATCTTGTAACGGTTTATAATGGACAGATGGATGAGTTCCAGGTGTATGATACAAAAACATTTCCTGTTATGACGGTAGCTACATTTGCAAAAGAACTTGATTCTCGACTGATTGAAAAGGTAAAGCGCGCAGATAATCGTACATCGTATGGAATGCGAGCAAAACTTGATGATATTAAGCATGAACAAGAAAAGCGTGAAGCGGATGAAAAGAAGGATGCTCACGAAACAGCAATGGCAATAAAAAGCGAATTAAAAGGTGCTGATTTAGGTAGAAAGTCATTTGCAAAGGTGGTGTAATAAATGACAGGTGCAGACATTAGAAAAGATGCATTATCATTAATTGGTCAATCCGGATATAATGCAGACGAACCAAGAGTAGTGCAGTACATCAACAGGGCAATGGATTTGATCGTAAGAGACTATAATGAAATTGGAAAGAAGAAATCAACTACTTTTACAATTACAGACGCAAATGTAAGTACGTGGATTGATCTTCCAGTTGATTTTATAGCAGAAAAACGAACATATAATACACAAGAAAGATCAACTCTTCAATATGCAGCATATGAACCAAATGGTTATATCATTGAAAATGAACAAATTAGATTTGACGATCTTGGAGAATACACGATGGAATATATTGCAATGCCGGAATACATGGGTAATATTTCAGAAACTCCTAATATTAATCAAGTATATCATCCAGGCATTTCATATTATGTTGCATCAAGAATAACCACCGAGATATATGGTGATGAAGAATCTGAAAAGATGATGCTACTTCAGCAATTTAATGATTATATATCAAAGGCATATGCAAGGCTTAATACGAGAAAACGCAGGCATATTGTAAAAGCTCCACAATGGGGGTAAAAGACTATGAAGACTTTAGCATTAAATGCTATAACTTATAAGGACTATACCGGTGGCTATAATGACACGGTATCTCCTTATAACATAAGCACAAATGAATTAAGAGTAATTGAAAATTGTAACATCAAGAAAACCGTCGGTGGATTACCAATGAGAAAAGGTACTGATAAGATCAATACTGATTCCTTAAATGGTAATATCACTAGACGGATTGAGTATTTTTTACGGTTAATTAGTCGCAAGGTGTTTATCAAAGACAAAAAAATGTATTTTGATGGGGATCCTACTGAGCTGTTAACTGTAGATATAGATAAACCTCATTTCATTCAACGCAGTGACGTACTTTATGTATCTGATAACACGGACATTTATGAGTATGGTCAGAAAGATTATTTTAGCAATGTGGGTACAGTAGATATTGTAACCGGTGATATAGTGCAAGTGGCTTCTACTCATTCCAATCCGTTGATAAGAGGGAATTTCTACAAAGCAAAGTCAAATTTAGGTTTAACTGATCTTACGATTGAAGATTATACGGTCATTGCAGATTGGGAAGATGTAACAGATATAAATGATGTAATCAGCAACGTCATAAGGCCTGTTAAAGCGTTTGATCCATCACGAGTAGAAGTATTTACTATTGTGATAACAAATCCTTGTACGCTTACAGGATCGCTTGATATAACGGTGGACGGAAACAAGACTACCATAGCAGTAACGAACGGAGATACAGTCAATGCAGTTGCCACTAAAATCAATTCCGGTGTTTATGCGAATTATACGACAAGTGTGAATCAAAACATGGTAACATTTACTGCTGCTTCTGCCGGATATCGTGAGGATCCAATTTTTCAACCATATTCTACTGGAGTAGGTGGATTCACTGATGTAATCGTTAATGGAGTGACCAATGATAATGCAATAGATGAAGTAAGAAAATGCAACAGAGTTATACTTCATAGTAAATCATTGCGTTATGTTGCAAGCGGAAATCCGGATAATCCGACTGCTATATATTTTAGTGAACCTGGGCAGATCGGATACTGGAAAGATACAAACATTTTGGTTCCAACTTCATCTGACGGAGAAGTAAGGGCAATGTTTAATCTTGCCAATTCAGTAATAGTATCTTACAACCGTTCTTGGTGGGAGTATTCCGGAGTTGATCCGGAAACTGATGGTACGTGGAAGCAATTACCGATTCCATTTGGATGCGAAAGTGAGTGGACAATCAAAATACTTTCTTCTTACAACTTTATATATCTTGCAAAAGACGGACTTTACGTTGTATCTGCAAATATTCTTAATCAAGAAGGTGTTCCGACTCAAAATACTGATGCGCTGATCAATGTAACTAATGGAAAAGTTGATAACACAATAAATTCTATTATTGACAAAACTCAATGTACTGCAGAATTTGTAGATGATGTTTACTTTATGGCATATAATGACAATCCGGAAGGAACTATTAACAACAAAATCTTATGTTATTATAGCGACATGAGATCATTCACAAAATATACCGGACTTTATGTCAATGATTTTTTATTAAACTCAAATGGAATACTGGAAATTGCATCAAAAAACTACAATATTCTTACTGAATCGGATAATTATTTTGATATTGATGTTGAAACCGGTGATCCTATTCCTATTATTCCGGTAATTGAATCAGCTGAATTGACCTTTGGAGCAATTGAAAATCCTAAATTCTTTGAAAAAGCATTTATACATTTTGTTCAAACGATGGATGATGATACTGCTTTGGTAAATATCAATGTAACAGTAGGTGGAAGTGTTCAAGATTTTGAAGATGTAGATATTGCCCCTAGTTTAATATGGGGACGTAATTGGGGTAGTATATGGGGATTTGAACCATTGTATTACTACGCAGCATTTCTTAGACGCAAAGGCGTGTGGATAAGATATAAAATAACATCAAGTTCAGTTGGAAGCCCTATTGAATTTTACGGAGTAACATTTGAATACAAACAAATGAGAAAACAAGCAACTGCATTCTTAGGATCACCAATATAGAAAGGACGTGAAAGAATGGCTTTAGGAAGAACTTTTACAGGTACACCAGGGCAACCATCTGTTTCATCCGGTGGACCGTTAGAAATCAAAGCGGATATCGATGCAATTATGACAGCGATAAATAATGTAATAATTGATATGTTTGGTATTTCAATTACAGCATTGGGAGAAGCAGACGATACGGGAAAATTATTACCATATTTTTCTGATCTTGCCAATAACATATTATCACAGTCAGGATCAGAGCTAATAGGATATCCTGATGCAATAGATAATACAATATATAAGATCATACAACGTATTTTATCGGCAGGCACAGGAAGTATACCACCGGATAATACGGTTACAGAACAAAAACTCACAACAGATTCTGTATCAACTGATAAAATTCAAGATGATGCCGTGACTGATGTAAAATTAGATTCTACGGATGGACAAATTAAATCAAGAGTAGCATCGATTCAGGGTCCATTAGTGCCATCTGATATTACAGGTCAAGCTATAATGGTAGATATTGCATCCGGTGTAAGTAAATTCACACTTCAAATAGATACAACAGTTACTGGTGGACCTATTACGATCAATGGAACTGCTTTATTAAATGTTGATACAACTGCAGTAGAAGAATTGTCTAATGAAACAAGGTTTTTTGAGGTAATCAACGATGGTGTAAATTTTATATTACGTCCTAGCGGTCTAAAAACGTTCTTTGGTGACGGCTCGGACGGCACAATACCTGACTTAAACGTTGTAACAACAGCACCTAATGGTGGAACAGTAGCTAACTTGTGGGATATGAACGCAGGAACTACATTCACTACAGGTACGCTTTCTAGTGCAAGTGACCAAGTTGTGTTTAATATTGACTTTGGGAAACCAACAGCTCTAAGCCTTCCTTTTTGGCTATGGCAAGCTCGAACTGGAACTAGTAATAAGACAATCAGGCTAGAATACTCTTCAGACGGTGTAAACTATAGTAGTGCAGGACAAAACTTATTGGGTACTACTGTAAGTGATTTAAGTATATCGTCAAGTATTACCTCAGGGTACAGGTACTGGAGATTGGTAGCGGCGAGCGGAGGAACAGATGGTTATGTTTCGATTCAAGGCGTAACAATAAACTATTTAAGTGGCGACACCCAAACTACCAAAGTATGGCGTATTCTTGAGCCATCAACCCTAAACGGTGGCGCAGTAATCAAGCAATACACTCAGTACACTTTACCTGTTGGTTATGAGCACACTGTACAGAATCCAAATCAAGGGTTAATCATCTACTCACAAGGCAACGCAACTGTGAACGGCATCATCGATATGAGCCAAAAGGCAGGGCTAGCTCCTAATGGAAATCCAATACCGATGCCGATTGTGCCGAGTTATATCAGAACTGCTAAGACTTCTTCATTGCTTCACTTCGA